CTTTAACTTGCTTAGTGTACGCCATTGCACGAGCTAGGGCCTTTGTATAACGAGCAGACAGTGAGTCATACAAGTTATCTTCAATAGCTTCCTCAGTAATTGAGAAACCCATCGCAATCGTCTCGTGCGTGTAACGTGCGCTCCACGCTTCTTGTGCATTGTCATATTCGATGGCAGAGCCTTCGTTTTTAACAGGTGCAGCAGAAAAGCCAGACAGCTTGGTTTCTTCTTCGAAAGAACGGTCAGAAGATTCTGATTCGAAAATCTCCTTCGTTTCTTCCCCATACTTAGCGTACTCTAAACCAAAAAGAGCATTAAGGCCGGGGAGGAGTTCTTTCAGTAATTGGGCTCTTGAAATAGCCATTATCTATTCTCCTTATACGCCAGTTGCGTTTTGATACTGGTGCATGCCCCAGTTCCACTTCACGATAACTTCTACGAAAGCATCAGCGCCGGTAGCCGTTTCAGGCACAACGTCGATAATCCGCATAGGTTGCGTAGCAGTGGTAGCTGTCGTAGAACTAACAGAGATTTTAGAATCCCCAGTAGTAGTAGCTCCAGCCGTTTGGATGAGCACAGAATTGTTACCTACAGCAGTAAGAGCTACTGAAGCGATGGTAGCAGTGCCGGCAGCGGTAACTGCGACCTTGAACAACGCGTCAGGGTCGTCTACAACGTAAGCAACGATGTCACTAGCAACAGTGCCAGTGGGATAATATTGGCTGAACAACTGATAACCCAAAGCAGGGCTAGTGTATGAACAACCAACGAAAACACCAACGGGGGTGGCGGTAGCAGTACCAGTATCTTTCTCTATGTTCCCAGTGTTAACTAACTTAACAACATCACCATTGAAGATGTTTGCTGCGTAGCCAGAAGCAATAGGAAACTGTCGAGTAGCACCAGCAAATACCCTTCCCCCGACCAAATTGACCGGTTTCAGGCCATAAGGGCCTGATACAGTAGGATAAGCCATGTTAAGCTCCTAATTTAAGTTCCGTTTCCGAAAGTAACCTTCGTTTGTCTGTGGTTAAACAGGGGCATACGAGGATCATTTTCTCTCATGAGACTGTTGTCTACAGAGTGCATCTGAGCGTCTGTCTGTTGCTGATAGTGACTAGAACGTTCTTCAACAAGCTCTACTGGAGCTTTACATAGCATCAAACCACCAATTACTAAGTTCTCTGCAAAGCGTTCGTTCTCTACAGTTACTAGTGTAATTTCAGGATGATTTTCTGCCTTGCAAGGCTCCCAACCTTCTCTGTATTTTGAGGATACATTAGTGGAATCCACTTGCCCTAGAGTGCTTATACGAACCCAATGAAATATATAACCCGGCTCGGGATTTGGAGATGGTAACATCTCGGGGCGCGTCCAAGCCTTTTTGCGGGTCGTTTTTTCTTGCGTTTCTAACTCACGGTCTAGGCGATTCTCAGCCATTATTGTTTCCTCATATCTAGTGCAACCTGTCTGGCGTATTGTTCGGGAGTAAGTCCCAAGCGTTTAGAAAGTTGGTACTGTGTCTGCGTTAGCTTAATTTTCTTAGATGCTGTGCTCCGCGTAGCGGGTGCAACCACATTTGACCGTTTTCTCGGCTTTTCTACTTCCGCCCCCTCGAAATTCTCGGGGAACAACTGGCGCATACGAGAATCAATTCTCTCGTAGTAGTCGTCACTCTGAGGGTTTATACCCTCCTCATTGACAAGTTTATTATGCAACCCCAGCGCGTAACCTGTCATCTCTACGTCTTGGTTGAACCAGCTATTCGCGGCTTGCCACGCTTGTGCTCGTTTATCAACCTCCACTGGCGATGGGGTGTTTTCAGGTACCGTTTTTACATTAGTTTCTCCTCCTTGTAAAGCGGGTAACTTTAAATTATTTAGCCTGTCGGCCTTAATCTTAACATTTGTTAGACTTTCTTGCGCATCTAAGACCCCATCTGAGTCCCCAGCTTCGTACGCTTCTTTGTACGCCTTTTTAGCTGCTTCTAAGTCAGCTACTGTATTACGCTTAGCTTGCTCAAGTAATGCGGTTTGATTTTTGTTTACGTTGGATTTGAGTTTTTTATTTTCGTCCACAAGTTGTTGAGACAGCCTCTCCAACTCTTCACGTTCCCGAAAAGCTGTCTCTTTAGCGCGGCGTTCGTCGTGATAGCCCTTACTAAAATGCTGTATCCGCTTGCGCACTTTCTCCGAATAGTCTGCCAACTCAGCATCAGTAACGTCTTCTGGGGGATCAGAGGGTTTACGGTTGCGATCAGCCTCTGGCGTATCGTCAACCACTTCGACCTCATAGTCGTCGCCGTCGTCGTCGTCATTATCAGTATCCACTTCACTTTCAACGACAGGCTCAGCTTTCTTACCTCCAATATCCACTTCGATAGCACTGGAACCCTCCACTTCGATGTCTTGTTTCTCGATTATTTCCCCATCAGGAAACTCGTATTCTACTCTTTGATAAGGCATGAGTTATCTCCTATACAGCCATGATGCCACGAGGATCGGGAATTACAGCTTCCACAGAATCGTCGTTCATCAATCTAAATTCTTTTCCGTTAACCTTAAACCGTGTGCCTGTGTTCATACGGAACATCACATAGTCGCCCTCTTTACACCAAGGGCCTTCGGGGAAACGATCTAGGTCTGAATAGGCATCTGCACCCATGTCTATAACAATACCCATAATCGACATGATGTACTCTTTGTGCATCTGGTCAGTTGTTTTAAGGAGGGTACTGTCGTGATAATATTCTTCGACATCGGGTAGGGCTATTAACAAACGGTAGCCAGCAGGTTTGGGCATTTGTGCTTCCCATTCCTCATCACTAAGTTCACGTCTGCTAGGGGCGGGGGGGATATCTACCCCTGCTTCTACCGTCATTTTTGCTTCCAGAGCATTAGGCGATTCAATAGTCTGAGTATTAGTCATCATCATTTTCTTCCGTATAGCTGCGCGAGAGGTCCTCAATGTGTTGTTTGCTGGCTTCGAGACCCCGAATTAGGCCAACAATTTCCTTGTACCCTGCGAAGTCTTTAGCAGACCCCCCAGCAAGAAATTGAGTTGCAGACGAAATATCTTCGTCGGATTTTTTTACTAGCACGTCAAAGACGGTTGTAGCCATTATTTACCTCGTTTAGGCTCCTCAGCCATTATCTTCGCAAGCTCTAAATCGAGCTTGTTGTTTCCTTGACGCCGATTTGCCGCCACGCGAACACCTTCTTTTTGGGCGTCTAGTTGTAACTCTTGTTGGTCTAGCTTCAGCTTCTCTGCGTCTATCAGAGCGTCAACTTGATCTTTCTGAGTTCTACGCTGCAAATCTGCTTGCTTGATCTGCGCTTCTTGCTGATCTTTTGCTGTCTTGCGTTGGACTTCTTGTCCCTTGAGTTGTAGCTCTGCTTGCTTCTGTTGGAAGACAGGATCTTGTTGCTTCTGTTCCCCCTGCTTCTGCGCAGCTTCTTGCTGATGCCCCTGCGTAACTTGAGCGCCTGCTTCTGCTATCAAACGTGACAAGTCCACTTCGATCTGTTCTGGTAGCCGCTGGCCCGGAGGTGGTAGTGCCACACCAAGTTTTTCTTCGATCTGTTGGCGATACTGGAACCCAAGGTGCTCTGCAATGTGCGCTTGTAACGCCGCCATAATCTGCTGGGCTTGTGGGTTCTGACCAATCATCTGCGCGACCGGGGGGTCCTGCATGAAAGACGTATGCGCTGCAATATGCGCCTTTTGATCTTGATAAATAAACGCCCGTATCGGCTTGCCAACCAGAGCATCCATGTTCTCACTGACTGGATCAGCGGGGTTGGAATCTTCTTTTGTGGGGACAAGTTTGTCTGCGTTCCTCACACCTAACACCTCAATCATCTGTCGATGTAGTTGTGGTAGATCATATATCTGAGGTGCTTGTTGGGCCATCTGGAGAACAGCTTGGTACTGTACAACGCGTTGAGCCATTGTAGAGCTGTTAGGGTCGCTGACAGGGATTACATCCACCATCATATAGTCTAGCTGCCGTGCGCCTACTTCGCCTCGTAGGGGCTGATACCCGTACTCCTCGGGCGCGTGCTCTGCCATGATAGCTTTAAGGAGTTTAAACTCCTGCTTCATAGTGTAATGAACCCGCGCTTGCACTGCCGCCATTGGCTTGAGAGTTCGCTCCAGTAACGCCAGTGTAGTTCCAACAGGAGCATTGGCTGACATGTCAGAAATATTCATGTCAGAAATAGCGCCCAATCTACGACCTTCAGTCGTAATCTGGTTCAACAAAGCTAGGAGAGTTTGACTTGGCTCCTTGTAAGGAAGCGGCATAATATTGTCGCGGATACTGCCTGACGGTACATCTACGTCTTTCCATTCGCCCGGTTCAATGGGAGTGTCATCCCCCTTGATACGTAGTCCTCGGGACTTTAATCCACCGGGGAGGTTCGACAAAGTACCGGCATCGACTAGCTGGCGTATCAAAGAGGTCCCAGCCTTAGCATATCCCCCGATGATATGAATCAAGCCAAGGCCATAAAACCCAAATCCCGGCACATATACGTAGTGTACGAAGTGCTGGCGCTTGAGCATTAACTCGTCTTCTTCGTCCCAGTTACGACGTACAGCTAAAACCTCTCCTGTGCCACGTTCAATTGTAACAACGTAAGGCTTTGCTATTTCTTCGTCGTCTTCATCAACACCGTCAATAATTAAATCTGCGTGTATTTCGTAAATAGCGAACCGATTATCATCAGAGATAGAAAAGCCATCATCTTCGGCTTTCTTCTCTTCAATGTCTGTATGGAACGGCTGTGGGTCTCCTAGCTCTACATCGCGGTAGAAACCCCCTGATTGTAATTTTTTTAGCTCGTTCTTAGTCTTACGCATAATATGAGTAACGCGTTCTGCGAACTCTATGGTAGACGCGCCATAAGGCACAATAACGTCTTCTGCGGGAATGTAGACCGCCATCTGACGCCCTAGGGTAGGATCAAAGTAAACCTTCTTAAACGCCGATCCTGCGAGTCCTAGGCTGTACAACATGCGCTCATGTTCAGGTCTGTACTCCACCATGCGCTCAGTAAGCTCATAGTTCATGTCAGCCTTTACACGTTCAGCAGCTTCAATCTTTTCTTGATTTTCTTCCCCAAGGATTTTAACCTTGACAGGACCAGAGGCGGGGAACGTCTCACTCATTGTCTCTGCTTGGAACCGAATAGCCGCTTCTGCTAGGACTGTAGAATACACTCCACAAGCACCGTCCCATGGATCTGTACGCTCTTCGTATTTAAGCCCTAGGGTATCTAGCCCTTTAACAAACGTGTCCGCCCAGTCTTTGCGGCTTTCGATGTCAGCTTCCACAAGCCCTATTAGTTCGCTTGATAGCTCCTGCAAATCACCGTCTTCCAACGCGTCAGCGAGGTTGCCGTCAAACCCCACAAGGTCAGACTCATTCAAGTCGGGGATCAATGTAATCTCCACACCCCCATCAGACAGTGTGACCATCTCAGGATTAACAATCTCAATCTCTAGTTCAGATTCCTCTGCTTCTTCTACGTCGTCTATACCTTCTGGTGCTGCGTATAACCCTTTTTCTATTGCCATAATTATGCCTCTCAGTAAAACCCACCGCGACGTTGTTTAAAGTATTGTTCTTCTTCTGGCTCGTCAGTCGGTAGTCGTATAAACCCACCTTGCCTGAACCGCATAAGCGCCATAACCGTCGAATCCACTAAGTCATCATGGCTCATAAAAGGGAATCCAGCAATCTCTTCTACCACTTCTTCCGCCCATCTAGTAGGAGGTACCCAGCAAATACCCGAAGCCACAATATCTGCGACAGAGTTAAGTCGTGCCAACTTATCACCTGACCCTCTATGCGGAGTATATTCTGATACAGGCAATCCCATCCGTCGCATCTCCTGATACAACGCGGTACCCGCACTTTTCTTCTCAACAATAAACGCGTCAGGTTCCCATTCAGCGTACTCTTCCATTGCCAGTACTTTTAACTCTGGGAACTCCATGCGCTTTTTAATACTGTTCAACAATATAATATTGTACGCATTCGTATCTTCGTTTAAGAAAACACCCCAAGTAGTTAGCGCTGTATAGTCAGCACGGTTATGTGTTTCTGCCGCTGCATCCAAAGACATAATAAGATATTCAGACGAGGGCGGGTTGTCCTGTTCCCACAGGTTCCACCACTCTCGCTTAACGATAGACGCTTCTTCAGCAGTCGGTTGCTGTTGGTACTGCGCATTCCACTGGAACGCTGGCATTGATGCCTTGGTCCGTAGCAACGCCTCCAAGTCAAAAAACTCAGGCCACAATGGTTTCTCCACATAGTGGTCAGTCTTTTTATCTTTTACCTCTAATATAGCTGGGAACTCGACAATTTCGTACTGGTCAGAGCGCTGGTTCTTCGCCATGTCGTTTATTACACGACCCGTCAAATCATCCATATGCCAACGTGTCTGAATAATAGCTACCCGACCCCCCGGCATTAAGCGAGTACGAGCACCGAATGTAAACCACTCGTATGCCTTAGCAAATACTTCAAAATTTCCATTGATTACGTCTTGCTCAGAATGTGGATCGTCCACCAACAATAAGTCAGCACCACGCCCAGCCAAGGCAGAGCCAATACCACACGCGTAGTATTCTCCCCCGACACTTGTGTTCCACCTTCCTGCTGACTTGCTGTCCTGCGCTAGTTTTACTGTAGGAAATACCGAGCGATAGTTGTCTGTAGCAATTAAGTTACGTACTTTACGCCCAAAATCTACCGCCAAGTCCGTGGTATGAGAGACCATCATGACCTTTTTATCGGGATTTCTGCCCAAAAACCACGCTGGGTAGAAGATGGAAACAAGCTGCGATTTACCGTGTCTAGGGGGTATATTGACGCAAACACGGTCTCTATCCCCCTTCTCGATGCCCATAAGCATGTCAGCGAGTATTCGATGGTGCCTACCTACGATAAACTCGGGCATCATGAACTTGCAGAACTCTATCAAGTCATCGTACGCGGCTTTGTTTACCTTACGAGTGTTTAGTTCCCCCGCCATTCGGTCTATTTCAGCTATTTCATCGGTAGAAAAGCTATCTAAGTTGTCTAATAGCTGCTGAATATCGCCTTCAGAGAAATCTAAGGCCACATCATTCATCAGATTCGCCCCCGATACCTAGTTCTGCATCGACATCCACCGAGTTTGCATCTACAAACTCCGCTTCCACTATGTCTTCGGTAGGATTTACGAGCTTTGACAGCTTACTACGCAGACTTTCGCGTAATTCGTCAGTAGTTCTGTGGGTAATCGTTACTTCGGTCTTGTCTGTAAACAGCCCTACGTCCGAAATCTTGCCCAAAAGCTCCAATGCTCGAATACGCACGCGGGGGTCAGGGTTCTCAGTCTCTTCAATTAGCTTGTTTGTAACCAAATGACGGACTTGAACCGCACTTTCTACGACAGAAAGCCCGAAATGGGCGAGGATATTGTGCGTCACCATCAACGTAGCAGGGGGTAATGTCGCTGCTCGCTTCGTAGAAACCTTTTTAGAAGTCTTACTGGGGTCACTAGCATAAGCCAAAACTATTTTGGCCGCAGTTTCCTCATCTTCACTAGTAGGTTCCACGTCTAACCCGTGCTCTTTCAGCATAGAAGCAGTATTACACGCGGCTTCAGCACGTGTGCGCAAGTCCATGTACGGAATTTCATCCGAGTATGGTACACCAATCTCTGGTTCGAGCACTAAAGCCATACTGTTTCCGCAGGTTATTAACCGTTCATGCCGAGTTATACACAATAATTTATTTTTGTGCAAGGAGGTTGGGACTCCTAGTGGGGGGTGTTCTATATATAAGGGGGGTGGGGGTACTGAACTCAGGAAAAACACAATCATTCACGCGGACTAGTAATATACAACAGACAAAGAATCCTTGGCTGTGAAGTGGTCCATGGGGGGAGGGTAGGGTCTGATATATCCTGTTTTGTTAGTGCTGCACTAACAACCAAGTGTGTGTAAACTTGCTATCCTGTCGGTTTATCTATTGATAAGTGCCCATGCGTTAGCTATAGTGTGCTCGTCGTTTGGGAATTCACGCAAACGACTTAACACGTAACTAGAGACCAGACTTATGTCAAGCAAGAAACAGACGACGGGTGACAAGGCGATGATGGATCACAACATGACCAACCGAGTGTTGACCGATAAGACGCTGACAAAAATGGCGGAGGCAGTTCGCCTCGGTAAGAAGGCCGACAAGGCGGCAGGCAACGCGACCGATCTACTGATAGCGAACGGCTTCGATAGTTCAACGGATTACCTATCGCCGGATCGGGACAATGGGCACACGTGCACGGCGGAGGAGTACGCGCAGCTACGGGTCGGCGTGATCATGGGGTTTTCGAAAGTCCAACGCGATCTGCTTGAGGCCTCCAAGGATGAGGCCAAGACGTGGACTAAGACACGAAAGAAGGCAAGGCGCGCGGCGAGCATGGAAGTGGGCGCCAAGATACAGGACTTCGGAGCGAAAGTGAAAAGGCGCGAGGCTAAGGCAGACCGTGAAAGCGGAGGTGCAGGATCACGCAATCGCCCACTTGATCAACGGGTCCGCGATAACTTGAACGATGTCATCAAAGTGTGCCAGAACGCGGAAGAAGCGACGTTCGATGTAACTGACATGGTTGCCACCATCAAGCACGCGTTGAGAATGCTCGACACGACCAAGGCAGAGGAGTGAGGCGATTGATTGAACTAGGAGGTGCCCTCGCGGGCACCTCCGCTCTTGGGGTCTTGATTGCCTTCATGATCATCAACCTGTTACTAGGCTGCGAATCATGGAACGAAGCATACTGGACAGAAACAAACTCTTGTCTCACGATCACAATGATTTGGGATGAGCTTCGTTTGTTAGTGCATGCACTAACAACCAAGTAAACAGTAAAACCCTG